GCTTATTACAACATAAGGCAGGAGTTTAATTACTCAACTGAAATTACTGATTTCATGAAAGCGGTATATTTCCTGTATCTCAATCGTCACGGTTACCGTGGTTTATGTCGCTATAACAAGAGCGGGCATTTCAACATTCCCTACGGTAATTATAAAAATCCGTATTTCCCTGAAAAAGAAATTCGCGCATTTGCAGAAAAGGCCCAGCGAGCAACGTTTATCTGCGCCAGCTTTGATGAAACGCTGGCGATGTTGAAGGCGGGGGATGTGGTGTATTGCGATCCGCCGTATGACGGCACGTTTTCCGGTTATCACACTGACGGCTTCACTGAAGATGACCAGTATCACCTGGCATCCGTTCTTGAATATCGATCATCAGAAGGTCATCCGGTCATTGTTTCTAACAGTGACACATCCCTGATCCGTTCGCTGTATCGCAATTTCACTCACCACTACATCAAGGCAAAACGCAGCATCGGCGTGTCAGCTGGCGAGAGTAAATCTGCAACAGAAATCATTGCTGTTTCCGGGTCGCGCTGCTGGATGGGATTTGATCCTTCGCGTGGCGTGGATAGTTCTGCTGTGTACGAGGTGCGTGTATGAGTCATGACGATATGAGCAACTCTAGCGGCTTTAACGAGGCTGCCGCAGCATTTTCATGGAACGGCCCGAAAAAGGCCATTAACCCTTATCTGGATCCGGCGGAAGTTGCGCCGGAGTCTGCACTTTCAAACCTGATCACTCTGTACGCTGCCGATAACGAGCAGGAACAACTGCGCCGCGAGGCACTGAGTGAGCAGGTCTGGGAGCGTTATTTCTTTAATGAATCCCGTGATCCTGTCCAGCGCGAAATGGAGCAGGATAAGCTCATTAGCCGGGCAAAGCTGGCGCATGAGCAGCAGCGTTTTAACCCGGACATGGTCATTCTGGCAGATGTCAGCGCCCAGCCTTCTCATATCAGCAAGCCGCTGATGCAACGTATCGAATACTTCAGCAGCCTGGGCAGGCCAAAGGCTTATTCCCGCTATTTGCGTGAGACGATTAAGCCATGTCTGGAGCGACTGGATTGTGTACGTGACAGTCAGCTATCTGTTTCTTTCCGTTTTATGGCAAGCCATCAAGGGCTGGAGGGGCTGCTGATCCTGCCTGAAATGAGCCAGGATCAGGTGAAACGCCTGTCCACCCTGGTAGCAGCGCATATGAGCATGTGTCTTGAGGCCGCTTGTGGTGATTTGTACGCCACCGATGACGTTAAGCCAGAAGAAATCCGCAAGACATGGGAAAAGGTGGCTGCGGAAACCCTGCGTCTGGATGTTATCCCGCCTGCGTTTGAGAAACTTCGTCGGAAAAGAAACCGCCGCAAACCTGTGCCCTATGAACTCATACCGGGTTCGCTGGCACGTATGCTTTGCGCCGACTGGTGGTATCGAAAATTGTGGAAGATGCGTTGCGAATGGCGGGAAGAGCAGTTGCGTGCTGTCTGTCTGGTCAGCAAAAAAGCATCTCCCTATGTCAGCTATGAAGCAGTGACGCATAAACGTGAGCAGCGCCGCAAGTCGCTGGAGTTTTTCCGTTCTCATGAACTGGTGAACGAAGACGGAGACACGCTGGATATGGAAGATGTGGTAAACGCCAGCAGCAGCAACCCGGCACATCGCCGCAATGAGATGATGGCCTGCGTTAAAGGTCTGGAGCTTATCGCGGAAATGCGCGGTGACTGCGCCGTTTTCTACACCATCACCTGTCCGTCACGTTTCCATTCCACGCTCAATAACGGCAGACCAAACCCGACCTGGACAAATGCGACGGTAAGACAAAGCAGTGATTATCTGGTCGGCATGTTTGCTGCATTTCGTAAGGCGATGCACAAAGCCGGATTGCGGTGGTATGGCGTGCGGGTGGCTGAGCCGCATCATGACGGTACTGTGCACTGGCATCTCATGTGCTTCATGCGTAAAAAAGACCGCCGCGCCATCACTGCATTACTGCGTAAGTTTGCCATCCGTGAAGACCGCGAGGAACTGGGCAATAACACGGGGCCACGCTTTAAGTCTGAGCTGATTAACCCGCGCAAAGGAACGCCGACAAGCTACATCGCGAAATACATCAGTAAGAACATTGACGGGCGTGGTCTGGCTGGCGAGATCAGCAAGGAAACGGGTAAATCTCTGCGTGATAACGCTGAATACGTTAATGCCTGGGCGTCTCTGCATCGTGTTCAGCAATTCCGCTTCTTTGGCATTCCGGGGCGTCAGGCTTACCGTGAACTGCGATTGCTGGCTGGTCAGGCGGCAAGGCAACAGGGTGACAAAAAAGCAGGTGCACCGGTACTGGATAACCCGCGCCTTGATGCCATTCTGGCTGCAGCTGATGCTGGTTGTTTTGCCACCTACATCATGAAGCAGGGCGGCGTACTGGTTCCCCGTAAATATCACCTCATCAGAACCGCTTATGAAATCAACGAAGAGCCGACCGCCTATGGCGATCACGGCATTCGTATTTATGGCATCTGGTCACCCATTGCAGAGGGTAAGATCTGCACTCATGCAGTGAAGTGGAAAATGGTTCGTAAGGCCGTTGACGTTCAGGAGGCGGCAGCCGACCAGGGCGCTTGCGCCCCTTGGACTCGTGGCAATAACTGTCCCCTTGCTGAAAATTTGAACCAACAGGAGAAAGATAAATCAGCTGATGGGGACACCAGAACGGATATTACCCGCATGGATGACAGGGAGTTGCACGATTACCTGCACAGTATGAACAAAAAAGAGCGCCGGGAACTGGCTGCAAGGTTACGTCTGGTGAAACCGAAACGGCGTAGAGACTACAAACAGCGAATTACAGACCATCAACGACAGCAGCTCGTCTATGAACTGAAGTCCAGAGGATTTGATGGCAGCGAGAAAGAGGTCGATTTACTCCTTCGCGGCGGCAGTATTCCATCAGGAGCAGGCTTGCGTATCTTCTATCGGAACCAGCGTCTGAAGGAAGATGATAAGTGGCGGAACCTGTATTAATTACGCGGGTTAACAATTCGTGCTCTTAATAATACCAGGAATATCAGGCCGATGAACGTAAAAAAACGTTTTACATCAGTAAGATTATTATATACTGTAAATATAAACAGTGGTTATGTATACAGTATTGCTTTGGTGTCATAGGAGGAAAGATGCAGGACTATTTTTTGGAGTCTTTGAAGCTCCAGCGCATTGATTTTTTTCTTAAGCTTGTAGCGGCTAGTGAGTGTAGTGATGAAGAGAAGGGGCTGGCTCTGCAGTGGGTTTCTGAATTAACTGATGAACTCATGGCAAAAATCAGAACCCATGAATACAACCGCTCAATGGATGTCATCAGTTGAGGTGACTTTTTATGCGCATTGAAATAATGATCGATAAAGAGCAGAAGATTAGCCAGTCTACCCTGGACGCCCTTGAATACGAGCTTTACCGCAATCTGCGCCCCCTATATCCAAAAACGGTAATTCGCATCCGCAAAGGTAGCTCTAACGGTGTGGAACTGACCGGACTGCAACTGGACGAAGAAAGGAAGCAAGTGATGAAAATTATGCAGAAAGTGTGGGAAGACGACAGCTGGCTGCATTAAGAAACGTTGCTGGCGTCTGAACTTGCTTCTGGCGTCAGCAAGGTTGAACAACGAGCTGTGCGAGGCGTTAGCTCTGTGGTGCATGTCTATACCGCATGAGATCGCATGATCGTTTGAGGATCGTTTTTGCTCAGGCCCGCCAGAACTGGCGGGCTTTTGCGTAGATCATGCAGGTGCATGAAAACCACTACATAAAGCGGGCAGGCGTGGCGGGGATACGAGCGCGCGCAACGGGGTAAAATGGCCAAAATCCGGCACAGCCTCTGGCCCGCTGGCGGCCTCATTTAGTGGAGGGGGGGAGATGTCAGGGCAAAAAGAAACGCCCCGCAGAATGCTGCTGAGGCGTTGTGAGAGTTGGTCGGTTATTGATGTTATGAGTATGTCAGCTTCGTTTGCCCTTAAGTCCTAAGTCATAGGCTTCAAAACGGATAACCTCTTCATCCAGCCAGTCATTCAGCTCCTGCAGTCGCTTTTGCAGGGGCATCAGTTCATTGCGGACGAAGACACGGCTCGCTTTTTCCACATCCCCAAAGCCGCCAGTGTTGTTGGGAATGATGCCCATCATTTGCGGCGGTACGCGGTGAGCCGCCATCATGTCATCGCGGCTGACGTTCTTGATGTTCAGAAATTCATCCTTCGCCGCGACTTCCGACAACGGGATAATCTGAATGCCATCTTTTTTGCCGTTAGGCGAGTACATAAACAGGTTGCGGAAGTTGCCCGGTCCTTTAGCACTTTTCATTGCCTTGCGGATGTTGTTCACATCCTCCTGGTTCTGTGCGGCGTCGGTCATGTACATGATGAAGCCTGCGTGGCTGCCGTTAATGTAATACTTGCGGCGGAACAGCGTGGCGGATTCGTTGAGCAGAGCTGACGGAATGGCAGAAAGGTAACCCGGCAGACCATAAATCTCCTGGTTGATATCCGGCTCCATCAGGTGGAAGACGTTACCTTTTGTGAACTGATACGGCTGTGTCGTCAGGCTGTATTGCACAAACCAGTATGTTTCAAGGTCAAGCCCGCGTCGGGTGTATTTTGCCAGTGCAGGCTCCAGCGAAATAACTTCACCAAAGCGGTTCGTGCGTTTCTCCAGGTAGGCGTTACCAAAAACCAGATAGTCCTGCACAAAACGGGTAAATGCCTGCTGGCTGAGAAGGCGATGTGGAATATAGGTACTGCTGATAATGTCACGCTTAACACTGATCGGGGAGCTGTGGTGCACGGCGGCGCGGAAGGTGCGCGCCAGTCCGTCAAAGCTGACGGGCGGCTCATACCAGCGATCCATCTGTACGCATTCCACATAGTCCAGCAGTTCGCGGCGGTCCAGTACAGGAATGGGATCACCAAAGCTGAAAGCCTCCGCAACGGGTTTTTTAGTTTCTTCTGCAGTTACGGTTTCGCCTGGCGCGATATGTTCTTTCATCAAAAAATCTCCACAATATTGCTGGTATTGGCGGACTCGCCCTGCAGCGGTTCGTTAAACAGTGCGTGCATTGTTGCCCAGGCCAGATCGGCATGGCTGGCTTCTTCGCTGCGGCTGGCTTCATAGGTCGGGCGGTTGCCACTGGCAGTGGTAGCGCGACGGATTGCCATAAATGACTGCGCAATGTCGGTGTGCCCGGCGTCAAACTCCAGACGGCGGTGGCTGATAATGTCGTAGGCCTTGAGTACCAGGGCGTTTTTAACGTTGGGGTTGTAGACAAACTCCCTGACGGCAGGAAAAAACGCTTTCACGTTCTCGTAAACCCCGTGACCGACGCCGGTCGAGTCGATGCCGATATAGGTCACGTTGTACTGTTCGGTCAGTTTTTTGATGGCGTCAGCCTGGGCGCGGAAGTCCATTCCGCGCCACTGGTGACGCTCAAGAATGCGGAACTTACCGCCCGGCACGGCTGGCGGCGCCACCACCACGCATCCGGCGCTGTCGCCGTTCTGCGTACCTTTCGCCGGGTCATAACCGATCCACACTTCGCGCCAGCCAAACGGGCGCAGGGCCAGTGCATGAAAGTCGGTCCAGACTTCCCAACTGTCCACCATGCACGCCTGCAGCTCGCTGAGTGGGAACACAGACGCGAGATCGTCCACGAACTCACACATCAGCAGGTTCTGGTATTCGTCCGGGCTGTACTCCATGCGCAACTGGTCGAGGTCGAACAGGTTACAGCCGCCGCGCACCGCATCTTCCACAGTGACTATCTGGCGGTACTGCCCGTCTGCGCACAGCAGGCCGGGGGCCAGATTGCTGTGGGACCGGTCGATGTCCACCTTATCGGCTTTGTTGCGCCCTCGGTTGAACAGCGCACCGGACCAGAACGGATAAGCACTGTGTGTCAGGCTGGATGGCGTGGAAAAATAGGTTTGTCGCCATTTTTTGTGAATAGCCATACCGGAAGCCACTTTGCGCAGCTCCTGGAATTTCGGTATCCAGAAATATTCATCCAGATACAGGTTGCCGTGGTAACTCTGGGCCGTGCGGGCATTGGTGCCGAGGAAGTACAGCGTGGCCCCGTTAGGAAGCACCATCGGATCGCCTTTCAGCTCCACCTCCACTTCTTTGGCGAAGTCGATGATGTACTGCTTAAAGACGTGGGCCTGAGCCTTGCTGGCGGAAAGGAAAATCTGGTTACGCCCGGTTAGCAGGGCGTCAATCAGGGCTTCACGGGCAAAATAGAAGGTCGCACCGATCTGGCGTGACTTCAGCAGGTTGCGGATGCGGTTGGTTTTTCCGGCTTCCCACCAGTGGCGCTGGTAGTTGAACATGGAGGAATGGAAGATTTCTTCCAGCTTCTCAATCTGTTCATCGGTGAAAACGTTCTTTTCCGGCTGACGACGCGGGCCTTTGTTGCGGTTGGCGACGTTAGGGTTTAAGTCGGCTTCGTTGCCGCCATTGTTAAACTTGCCGATCCGCGCATGGCGCTCCGACTGGCGCGCCAGCAGGTCAATCTCTTTGAAATCTTTCCCTTCTTTGTGCTCCTTCATAATGAGCTGGCAGTAGCGTGCGGCGGTGGTGAGCTGCATCTGATCCAGCGGCCCATAGTCACCCCACTTGTCGCG